ATCTGCTTTCGCAGTTGGACGAGCAAGCTTCCCACTGCTACCGTCCGGTCTCCTGTTTCCTCCAAGACGATGATCCACTTTTTTCCCGGCACCGGAACTGGAGTTGGTTCCGGACCGGGATCGGGAGGGTCCGGGCTAGAGCCCTCCACGGTGAATGTCTCCTTGAGATCGTACTGGCCGAAGTCGACCAAGACCGGGACTGTCGACTCGCCAACCTTGACATCCTTAGTCAGCACCCATATTCCAAAAGCTCTGATCTCGTGCGGNCCAGGGNCAGCCCAGATATGGATCGTGGAGGGTTCGGCGCCCAGGATAAAGGAACCATTCGCTACCGTCCACGATCCACGCACTTTGGCTCCCTCCGGCGCTATGCTACTCGCCAGGGAAGCGACAATTGGGCTGTACGGCTTATAGGTCTTCTCGACCTTGATCTGGGCCGCCGCGATCTGGCAGAGTGCCAGTACGATGGCGACTACCGGATAGAATGTCCTTCGCATGTGCTAGTCCCCCGCTTTCGGTTATGCGCCTACTGTCTCCTCGACAACCGCCGTGACCTCGGACGGAACCATCTTCCTCTCGTCCGGTTCTCCGTTGAATCTCACAATGGCGTGTCTGTCAGGCGTCACGCCAAGGATAACTCCCTTCCGCGTCCCGTTCCGCCACTTGCACTCGACGTCCGCTCCGTGTGTAAGGGCTCCCGCCTTCCAGGCCGTGACTACGTCGTCCGGCTCTGGTTTCGGTACGCCTGCTCGGTATCGTGACTCGGTGACAATGAACAGCAGGTCGCTCGTGCTCAGGTGGATGTTCGCCGCATCAGCGTGCCACCGCACAAAGATGTACTTTCGCCGAACCTTGTCTGGGAGTGGATCGCCAGCCTCCGTGCGGCACATTGTCCGCATCACGGCCTCGTGCTCCTCTGGGATCTCGTATTCATCGTAGAAACTGCGTGCCATGGTATTCCTCGTGCTGATGTCTCTTGTGCTGGCAGGAGCGGCGACGGACTGGACCGTTATGGAAGCCCAGCCCGCCGCCAGACACCAGCACACAACAACTAGGCGGCCTCTTGTGCAAAAGCCCACCAGTCGATGTCCAAGTTGATACTCGTTGCCGAGCCCGTCTTCACGCCGGCGACAAACGCAAGTTCCTCCCCGTTCGGGAAGTTCGTTGCGTCGTATTCGACCGTCGTGCTAAGCGCAACACCGTCCACGTAGAACGTGGTGGTCGTCAGGCCGTCGAAATAGAACCCGGTCCGAATCCACGTATCGGCCACCGGGACCGCTGCCGATGAGATCAGGGTCGTGACCCCGCCACCGCCGGACGTGTTGTGAATGCCGGTCAGCGCGTTGCCATCCGCCTGCACAACACTGAACCCAACGAAGTCCTTGTCGGCCACAACGCCGGTATTGTCCGTCTGAAGGTTTGCACCACCAGACCCTTCCTCGGCAAGTCCGATCAAGTACCCGGCCGCATTGTCAGTGACACTGCTCGGGCGCCACTTGCACTCGAACCACACCTTGCCGGTGCCAGTGTTGATCTTTCCGAGAACACCCTCGTTGATGCCGCTGATGATGTTGGCCTCGTTGTTGTCAACCGCACCAGTGGTCATGCGGAGCACACCACCGACCTCGGTTGCGATCAGGCCGATTGATGCGGCGGCATCACCCTCGGTAAGCGTGTACCGATTGGCGGTCGCGAACAGGTCAAGGAAATCATCAAAGACCCCCCAGCCGAAGTTCCGGTCGTTGAAGACCTGGCCGTTCATCGGAGCTTGCCGCTCTCCGACTCAGGCAGCCGAAGGACCGCCAGAGAACCCGGCATAGCGTGTTACATTCGTCATGTCTCAAACCCTTTGAAGAAAAGTAAAGTGACCACCCCCCGATGGTCATTGGCTGCGGAACAGCCGTTTACGTGGAACATACCACGATGGGTCGCACGGCCCCCCGCCGTGACCTTTTCACACGGTATTTATTCGGCACCCCGCGCTGGGATAAAGGTGCTCTTTCCCAAAGGCTTACGCTGTTGCCACAACGCTATTTCGTCGCCGATCGAAGCACAGGTAGTTGTGCGACAAGTCGACGAAGAACTGGAACACGTTGTGGTTGTTCGGAGCCTTGTCGGCCGGACTCTCACGGAGATAGTCCCCACGCAGGCAGATCGGCATGAACGAACTATGGTCGATCATGTAGATCGGGTTCTGCGTGTCCGAGTCGAGTTTCGGCACCCAAAGGATCGGGTGATTACGGAACACAATCGTGTTGTCGAGCGATGCGATATCTCGCCCGAGGTTCTCGTTCTGCGCCTCACCAACATCCTCGATCGACGAGATCGTGGACTCGTTGACGTAAAGGCGGTACCTGTCCCCACGCCCTTCGCGGTAGTCGCGAATACTGATCGGGGACTTGAACCGGGTCTTGCGATGTGCTGTACGCAGCTTCGAGACCAAGTCCGCCTTCGTCACGGCCGCATACTGAGCCGTGTAGTTCTTGAACTTGGTTGTCGTTGACACATCAATTCCGGCCACTGTCGTATGGGAGCCTGGGAGGCCGCCATTGAAGCCAGTGGTCGCATTCTTGACGACCCAGTACGGGATGCCCATCGGCAACTTCTTATCGTTGACCGGCGGGGACGCCCATGCGTAGTCCTCAAGGATCTGGACCAGGTTCAACATGGCATCGGCACGCCGAGGTTCGATGACGTTTAGGATCATCGCTCGTCCGCGGTTCATGAGCGTCTCTTGGTAGATGAACGCCCATGAGGTTTGCGCATGCCGCCAGTTGAGGGTCAGTTGCTCGAGAAGGTCAGGGATGTTGACCTGATCCTCTTCGAGCAGTCCGACGTACGACGCCGAACCAGACAGTTTCGTCATGAGGGTACGTTGGATTCCTACGCCGGAATCGAACGCCACCTTGTCCTTGCGGAACCACTTGGTAAACACTTCGTAGTCCTGCAATTCCTGGGCGATCTGCTGGAATCGCAGACGTCCAAGGTCGCGTAGCGTTGATGCTACGAGATCGGCAATATCTGTTGCTTCTAAGGTAGCCATGAGCCACCTCCTGTATTACACGCCGTCGGAGAAGTCTTCCTCGGCGACGTCAACGTCAAATCCACGCTTCTTGAAGTACGCGTCTGCTCTCGCCAGTGCTCGCGCTCGGCCGTTTGTGGCCGGTGCTCGCTTCCGTCGAGTTGGGCGCGCTGTGAATCGTCCGTGTGCGTCTCGTGGTTGACCCCAACTACGGGCTGTTTCAGATCGGGTTGGAAACGCCAACTTCAGGGCGCTCGGCATCACCGCCTTAACGGACACATTGCGTCCTTCATTGGCGTGCATTTGCCGTATGGAGTTCGCGGTATCGTAAAGCGCTCGGCGATTGATCATCTCCTGTGAATTGGGGGCAAGTGACGTTGTCGCCTGATTCCCAAACACGTCCGACCAGTCTTCACCGAGGTCGCTAGTAACGAACCCCTCGAACTCCTCAAACTCCCTTGCGGCACGTTCGTTCAGTTGATGCTGGTATTGCTGCTGCATCAACTGTTCGTGGTAAGCAACCTTGCTTCCCACTGAATCCAACATCTGTCTCTGCTGTTGGATAATCCCCAAAAGATGCCCCTGCATACCCTGGAGATCCGTGGTCAACACCTCGTCGTACATGTCTGCGCTTTGCAGTTCGTACGGCTGGAACGCATCCTGCTGCTGACCATCACCTGCAACCTGTTGGCCCTGCGGGTTTGTCACGCCGGCCTGTGGTTGCTGTTGTGCGTATTGTTGCTGTCGGTACTGTTGCTGCTGTTGTGCGTATTGCTGCTGCTGATACTGCTGGTACTGCTGCTGCTGATACTGCTGTTGCTGGTACTGCTGAAATGCCCGCTGGTCCATGAAGGTCATGGCCGCGTCGAGCTGGTCAGCGTTCGCAAACTGCTGAGATACCTGGTCCCTCGGAATTCCGTACTGCTCCGCCCGAGCCAGTATCGCGTCGTCGAAGGGTGCGTCCTGTGGCTCTGGCTCGACGTCCCCGCCCTGTCCGCCCTGTCCGCCCTGGTCATCGTCGGCGGCGAAGTCCTTGGTCGGCCGGCGGCGAGGCTCGCCTTGCTGGCCGGTCAGATCAACGGTCTCGTCGCCCTCGTGCGTGTCGAGCATCGGATCGTCGTCCGAGTCGGCAAATGCAATCTCTCCGCTGTCTGGCGCGCGATCGCTGGCTCGTTCGGCCGCTAGTTCGTCTGTAATATCGGAGAACTCTTCGCCGTCGTTAAACGCGCTGTCCGATTCTTGCTGTAGTTCCGACTTGGTCATTCTTCAACTCCGTGTGCTAGTGCTTACACCCCCACAGGGGGCCTATTCGAGTATGTACCGCCTGTTTCGGCTACGTCAATCGGTCATAGGTTCTTCGGCATGGCATCGCCGTACCCGCCGCTTCGGTCGTAAAGACCGCGAGCCTGATGGTCTGATCGCCGGGCCGCACGGTCGGCATAGATCACATCTCCGTTGGGCGCGACCTCGCATCCTCGCACGTCATGCTCCCTCCAGAACTCCCGCAATTCGTCGGCTTGATCCGGGTTTACACCCGACGAATAGGAGACCATTGGCCACTTTGCGCGCGTTCTGACGTGGTCTGACTTCGGGATAAGGCCGTCCTTCTCAGCCTCGTCGATGATGGCCCTCTTGGCTTCACGGCCGTCTGGGAGGGTAAGAAAACCGCTTGACTCTCGCTCCATCAATTCGTCAATGGTCATGAGGACACCGACGGTTTCTCCGGTGTCGCGGACTTTGTAGAGGTACTCCCGCTCCGCCTCGTCAGGCGACTCCCTGAATCGTATCGGCTTCATTGTCTGTCTCCGTGTGCTGGCTAACGACTATGTCGTCCCCTTCCCTCTGGACGTCGAAGAAACTGGCTGGGTCCATTCCGTGTGATAGCACTTGTGAGACGAGATACGAGTTCCATCGCTGCTGACCGCCGTGGTCGACAACTGCATTATGCACTGCGATTGGAATTACAAACCTCATGCGGTCTGTCCTGGATACTGGCCTTGTGACTGCTGCCCTTGCGATTGCATGTTGGCCATTGGGTTGGACAACTGCTGCTCAACCTTCTGCTCTGGCGTCTGCGACGGCTCCCCTACTCTCCGGTAGGTCCTGTCCGTGACCGACGGCTTAGAGCTACTCGACCCCTGCCGCGGCTCATTCAGTTGCCGCCCCTCTTCGTTGCGGATCAACTCGGACAGTTCATCGACGTTTGATAGCTTGGCAATCAATTCNAGGAACCTGATTATGTCGAACGANGCACCTGCTTCCTGGANNGCNGGCATCATCGGCATGACGACCTGGCTGACAATCTGCATGATGACGTTCATGCGTTCCTGTGGCGACTGCTCATTGAGACTGTGCGGGGATACCTCGAAGTTGTAGTCGAATATCGAACCGCGCCTGCTCGCCGACGTCCATCGCACGTCGCGTGTGATTGTTCGGGTGAGCTTCTTTTGGATCGGGATATCGACCGTGTCGTTATGCCACATGTACCAGGCAAGATCCTCAACGACCTCCTTGGTGAACTTCACCGTCCTGCTCTGCATACTCGCCAGCCGCTCGCTTGCCGACTGGCTGAGTAGTTTATCCTGGCCTAGCGTCTGCGACTGAGAGCCAAGACCGCCGAGAGAGTCAAGGTTCCCTGCTGCGTAGGAGAAGAGTTGCTTGAACTGTAGCAGTGTGGTCAGGAGGTTTGGATCTACCCCGCCGGTCCGCATTTCCCGTATGAGCGCCGGGTCCATGTCCGTCAGGACCGTATGTCCGTCCGGAGTGTTCATGATCGCCTCGACGGCATTCGCTGCACGGTTCTGCGCTGCCAGAACTGTCTTCTGCCTGTCTGCCTGCTGGCCGACCTTGATCATTAACCTGTTGATCAGATCGCCCATATCCTCCCAGATCATTGCCGGTGCGAGCGGGACGATACTGGATGGCACCGACGAATAGCCCAGTATCTTGAACGGCCCGGTTTCCTTGCCAGTGTTCTCACGCACCCACAACGGCTTGGCGTCAAGGCCGTCCGCATACGTGACGATAATGTCGTCACCGGGTAACCATATCTCCCACAACCATAGCTTCTGGCGGAACTCGCTTGATACGCCGCTATTAACGGTCCCGTACTGAGCGGGAATGTCGTCAAGATCATTCCTAACGGCCTCACCTTCCCTTGCGTAGGACTCGAGTGCTATCTTTGCCTTCTTGTCGTAGATCGGGCTGTCGAGGACCATATCCAATGGTGCAGCGAATCGGTGCCCAGCGTAGTCAACCTGCTCGTATCGAGTTGCGTTGGCGTCATGCACCCAGTCCACAAACGACAACGCGTCTGCGTAGGGCTGGCTCCCGTCGTGGCGGAACCCCATCATGTTGGCGTGCTCTGCCTCGGTCTCGCCCACCTTCATGATTCCGATCGTGAACATGGCATCGACCACTACCTCGTTCAGCGCTTGACCAAGGTCGATCTGCTTTTGGATCAGGTGGTTGGTTGCCAGTTCCAGTTCCGCCGACGCTGGGCGCAGTGCTGCCACGGGCGACGTAATGATGACGCTCGGGCTCTGACTTACCAGTTGCCGCTGGTAGATATTGACGGCCAACTCGATCATATTGAGTGGCGCAGGAGAACCGCCCTCACCGTAAGAACCGCCGGCGTACTGCTCGATCAGTTCCTTGTTGGTGCGGCGAAATGGCGCAAGACGGTCTCTACTCCACTTGATAGATTCGCGGAGCTTCGACATCTGCCGGTTGTTTAGCGGGTTGTGTCTCGGCATTGTCGATCCTTATTAGAGAAAGGACCGCCTAGAGTTGTGTGCTGGTGTCACTCTGAGCCGATACTCTTGACCTTCCGGCCCTTGCCGCCCTGCTGCCAAACGGCGTTGTCATGCGACGTATGGGGTGACGACGTGGAGTCCTCTTTGATGCCGCCCTTCCCGCCGATACTGTTGGGGCCCTGGCCTTGAAACGACCCGCCCTGCGACTTGCAGACCTGATCGTTCAACTTCTGGGCGTGCGAAAGCGCTTTGTCTTTCATCTGTCCACTCTCCTTTGCCTGCTGGCAGAATGCGGAACCCACACATCGTCCCGCTTCTTTATCTCGTTTCGTCGCTTGCGGCGTCCCATGAAACTGTTGTGCGGTACTTCAGCCTTTTCCTCCGGGGCACCTGGTCTACCCTTGATATAATCTCTCGTCATCCACCACGCAAGCGATAGCCCTATCACCCGATCCCCATGATTAGCCCCTGCACCGGCCGGATCTTCCTCGGATTTAGCGCTGACATGGTCCACCTTCCCGCCGAGTAGATTCACGTACCCCATGGCCTCTTTCGGCACTTCCTCACTGCATACCTGGAGGTCGCCCGAGTCCATAGCTCGGCCTAGTTCACCGAGCAGCGTTGGCTTGTTTTTGATGGTTGTCCACCACCCGATTTTCTTTGTGTCCTTTTTGGTGGTCTGCTCCTCGGTGCTCCTGTAATAGATGCGTGAATACCCCAATTCGAGCACTCTATCGGTGAATTGGCTACCAAGTCCGTTCGCCTCCCATGCCAGTATCGCCGAACCCTTGGGCCCACTCAGCCAGTAGCATATTGCGACCGCCAGGTCGGCAAGTTTGTACGGGCTCGTGCTCGGCGATGCGAACTGGAGAACCTGTTTCCTGAGCGTTGCGTCAATCGCCTGAATAACCGAATTGCTTGTCTGGACTCCACCGGTCCCTGCCGCGACATCCACGCCAACAAAGAATGTGTGATTTTGTGGCGCCCGATGGTAGATATCCGGCTCGAACCATAGCTCCACCCGGCCGGTGGCCTGAATGACGATCACTGGCTTCTTGAGTTCAACGTGAGACTGCACGTCATCACCGAACGCCAATTCACACCGGCTCACCGGTGGCGTGCATCCCTCCTTCACGCGGTGCAGCATGTTGCTGTCATAGAACCTGCTGGTCGATCCTCCGTAGTCTCGGTCGAGTTCTTGGGCGATTCCCTGGGGCGTGGCGCCGACTCGCTTGCACTCTCTGTCGTACCACGGACTCCGCTTCTTGCCGTGCTTCGTGTACGGCGTTTCGATCATGAACGGGTACCCGAACGGATTGTCCGTCTCGTTGTTTACGATCTCCTTGGCGAAGTCCTCCAGGTTCGACCTCTCCGCCCATCGCTTTCCGTTACGGCGAACTACCTCGAGCCAGTATTCCTCGTCGTCCAGTTCGACGCGTCGGCTGTTGTCCTTCTCGATGAGCACCCTGTAGCACCCGACGTTCCTTGTCGGGTTCACGGTCCAGTCGAGTATGACCTTCTCCATGTTCGTGTCGGCGTGCATTGCCTCGAAGTAGGCCCCGTCCGGACCCTTGGGCGTGCTGATAATGACCCGGCTGTTTGTTACGTGCTGAGTCGAGTCCATAGCCTCCTTGTCGGGGCCCCTTGGAAACTTCGCCAGTTCATCGCAGACAAACACGGTCTTACGACCACCAGACGCTACGTCACCTGTTGCCGCGAACCCGGCTATCGTGGCGCCGTTATCGGTATTGACGAGCGTGTGATTCGTCTTCGACCGCGTGAAGTTCGGGACCATCCAGCCTGGTCAGTTTTTCGAGCTGCCACGTCATCTTCCAGAACAGGCTGTCTGGATTCTCCGGGTCGTCAACTGTCCGCTCGTCCTTGGACACCAGCCCGGCCGCGAACATCGGCAGGAACAGGAACCGGTGGAGCACAAGCATTACGATCATCCACGACGCACCCTCGCCGCGGGACTTCTCAAGGCCAACGTCGCAGTATCCTATACACCGCTCGATCGACTTCCACGCGGGGAGTTGGTGTGGCCACGGGATGAACGGTATGATCTTCGGTGTTGGGCGTGGCTCGTACAGCCAACAGAAGGACGACAGCCAGAACAAGCTATCGTCGCGGCACATTTCGAGAATACCCTCTTGCTTCCGTTCGTCGTTAAGGCACTTGTTCTTGAGGTCGATCCTCCACTTCTGGTTCTCGACTGGGTCTATCGGAACGACCGGGAAGTATTCGTACTTCAACTCGGTGTTCGTGACCTGAGATGCCGCATCATACATTCGACGACACCCGATGGTTCAACTGTTCGATCTCTCCCTCGAGTCGTGCGATCTCGGACACTACCCACGCCTGGAGGTTTAGTCGCTGGTTGACGTTTTCCTCGGCACTCCTTTTCGTAGAATTCCTCCATCCGCTCCTTGACGGTCGACTCGACGCGCTCTTTCTTCCGCTCAGTTAATGCCATCACGAACCTCCTTCAGAAAGTCTCTCATGTCTTCCGGGCTTGCTGGTCCTGGCGGCTCCTCTTCCTTTTCCTTTTCTTCCTGCGCCTTCTCTTTGAGTTGGCTGATCTTTTCCTCGTAGGACTTAATTAACCGCTCTCGCTCGTCGTTCCACTTCTCAGCTCGCTCCAGCCGCTTCGCCTCTTCCTTGCGGATGAAGTCGTCCTCCGCTTTTTTGATGGCGATCAACTCCTTGGTGATTGTCTGCTGGAAGGACGACCGGTTCTTCGCTGCAAGCATCAGCATGTTCCAGCACGCCATGTCGGGAGCATCCGACGGCTTGATCAGTCGCTTGCTGGGCCGGTCAGCGTCAATGACCATATGCAGGTTGTAGAATGCGAACGCTAATTCGATCGGGAGTTTCAGGTTCTTCATTTTCGTTACGTCCTGAATGCCGATCGTCTGAGCCTCGTCGATCGACTCCTGGTCCCGTTCTTCGATTATCCGGTTCGCTTCTTCTTCCATTGCTTGCTGCTCTTTCTCTTTTGCCAGTCGGCGCTTGCGATTCATGTACTCACGCCGCCTGGATGCCTTCCGCCTGTTTGCCTTCTTCCGCTTGTACTCCCTCGCCTCTGACCCGTGGTCCGGCTTGAACTTGTACTTGACGTCAAACCATGCGCGACGATATGCGGTCCGCTTGTTGCTACCGCGAGTCTGGTAGTGGTAGATCGCGCGCTCGGCAAGGTACTTCTTTGCGTCCTCGAGTTTCCCTTCTCTTTCCAGTCGCTCCCTTAGCTGCGCGACCATTCGGGCAAAATTGGTTCCGACCTCGTAGCGGATGCGCTCAATCCTCCGATTGACTCCTTCTTGGTCGTGACTCATACCTCGCTACCATGTCCTTCTTCTTGACCCGCTTTCTTCGGCACAGCGCCCTGGCGACCATGTAATCGGCGAACGTCTCCCCTCGGCTGTTCGCCCGCTCCATGATCGCGTCGTACTCGTAGTCGGTGACCCGAATACTGAACCTCTTCACGTCGAAGTCCGTTCCGGTCCTTTCTTGGTTGTCTCTCTTGCTTCATCTTCGCCATGCCATACTACCTCCGCTTCGTTTGTAGAATGCTGCGACGACACTCAGTGCGTCATCGTCTGGGATGGTAATCGCATCCTCTGGTATCTCGTGGCCTGCGCACGCTCTTACAACGGCGTTTTGCTGTCACGGAGTCCATCTTCTCTGATAGACGACTTATCAGGCTCCCGTCAATCACGCTCGTTGTCGTTAGTGCGACGTCCAACGTAATAACGTTTCCGCTCTCTGGCGGGAGTCCGTGTCTCTCCCCGCTCGGTATGCACACCGACGCCTGGTACCACGGCCCGTACTCCTTGGCCTTGCGTGTCCACATGTTGAACACGCCACCGCCCCTTAGTTCGAGGATTGACTCGACGATGTAGCGGACGAGGGTCTCGTCATGCGCCGTCCCCGGCGCGTAGATCATCTCTCCCCTGTGAGCTTTCACTTTCATTGTTCGTGTCCTTGTGTGCCAGTGCTAGTATCTCATCCATCTCCGCCTTCTCCTCCTCGCTCAACTCAGCCGCCTCCTCCTTCTTCTCTTCTTCCGTTTCCAATCTCGTCTTATGTGAGCCGATGAAGTAGGCGCACAGCCTCATGAGTTCGCATCGTCCAAACTCATCGAGCCGGCGGCCATTCCAGCGGACCGCCTCAATAGCTTCCATGTCCTGCGTGACAACAGCGTCCAGCGCGTTCCCTATGCTGTTGTACCGGCCGTGACGAACCCCGTGCTCCTTATGCACAACTGGAACGTAACGGTGGAGCAGCTCTTGGAACGTGGCGCCGTACTCTTCGACTGACACCGCATCGCCCTTGTCCTCCATGTAGATGCAGAACCATCGAGACTCGTCCACCTTGCCGGCAACCTCCTTGTCGGTCAGGCATACGTAGAACCGCCGGTGGTTCAGCCTGCGGTATCGCCCGATCGGATCTACAGGCCCAGCTTCGGTTGGGATCTTCCCCTCGGTCAGGAGCGGTCGTTCGACGGGGAGTTCCACAATCTCCCGCATCTTGTCGGTGTTCGGGATTTGCAGTGTAAGCCCGTCCATTGGCCCGCCGACGACGAGGCAGAGCGTTTTGTGGAGAATGTCCGTCATGCTGGTATCCCTGGGGCGTCCGCGTGGATTCTCTATGTCAGACGCTTGCAACTTGGAATAGGTGTCTAGATACTGTATAAGCCATTCTCACAGCCGGTGCCAGTGTCACCGGCCACGCAGCACCCCAGTACGGAGAGGAACCATGACTGAGTCTACCGAACGCGAGCGGACAGAACACGGGAAGCCCGAGTGCGGGATCACAATCCGGCCCGAGACGATCTACACCCGACAAGAGGTCATGGGTATGTTCACGGCCAGCAACGTATCCATCGTGGAGGCCGAGCGGTCCGGCGCCCTGAAGTTCCGGAAGATCGGTACCAGGAAGTTCTACCTCGGCCGGTGGGTCCTTGACTGGGTCAAGTACGATACCGTTAAGCACCGCCAGTATGGCATGGCAGACTGCTCTGATGCCAAGTGATCCATCGGCCTGCGGGTCCGCGCATAAAAATGCCCCGGCACGATTGCGTTATGCCGGGGCACCCCACAGATAGCTACCACACTACCAGATCGGTGATGAATTCTACGCTCTCGATGGGCTGCGTCAATAGAGAACATGCGTTCAGTATGCGGCGTACCCGCAAGTCCCTGCCTGTGGTGGGGTTATTGACATGCGTGTCGGACGTGGTATGTTTTCCATGCCACAACCTGAAGCGAGACTGAACGCTCACATACAAAACCCAGTTTCATCGGTCTCGTTCGCGAGGTGCATCCCCTTGGTCTCGCTTGGGCGCACGGCAGCCGGTGAAATTGGGTTTTTTCGTGGAGTAATGCGAATGGCTGGCGACTGGATCAAAATGCGGCTGGATCTTGCAGATGACCCCGCGGTCATGGAGATGGCTGAAATACTCGGAATGACCGAGCCGTGCGTGGTCGGATACCTGCACACCATCTGGTCCTGGGCGTCCCGGCACTGTAACGCTGGTACCGTTACAGGTGTAACGCTCGAATCACTCGGCCGCGTTACACGTTGCACAAATGTTCCCGAAGCTATGCACAAAGTCGGCTGGCTGGAGGTGCTCGAAACAGGCGGACGACCGTCGCTTCAGTTTCCCAAGTGGGATAGGCACAATTCGCAAAGTGCGAAGTCACGGGCACTTACGAAGAAGCGAGTCGATTCTCACCGCCTCAAAAAGTGTAACGATGACAGCGTTACAAAAGCGTTACCAGAGAAGAGAAGAGAAGAGAAGAGAAGAGAAGAGAATAAGAAGACCCCCAAACCCCCTTCGGTGGATCTTCCGGACATCCCAGAATCGCTCGACGTTCCGGTCTTCAGAGATGCGTGGGGTACATGGACCACCCACAGGTCGGAGATCAAAAAGAAGCTCACCCCAATGTCCGTTTCAAGGCAGTTCGCCAAGCTCGCCAGAATGGGGCCCGCTCGGGCGGCGGCAGCCATAGAGTATTCCGTGGCCAACGGTTGGACTGGGATCTTCGAGGAGTCCGAGAAAGCCGGGACCAAGGACCCCCCGAAGCCGGGCCCGCGCCCTGGTGAGACCATGAAGGAGCGATACGAAAGGTACGGCTATGAATACCACGGCGACTGAGACCCCGACCACCCGAATCAGGCTCGAGAAGGAGTTCATGCTCGTCCTGGCCGTGCTCGATTGCGCGATCAGGGAGAAGCCCGAGTGGCTTGCTTGCGTGACCACATGGTTCAAGCCCGAGTTCATCAACGACATGTACTACCGGTCACTGTACGAGAAACTGGTACAGCTCCACACGGCCGGCAGTCCGGTATCAGCTCGAATGCTGGCGGTTGCCATTCACGACACACGCAAGAGCTACGGCGAGTCTGTGCTCCAGTATGAGTCGATGATCAGCGACTCAGCGTCCCAGGGCGGGCACCTGTCGTTCTACGCGAAGGAGGTCTTCCAGGAGTACCGACGGGTACACGCGTCGAGTGACCTGGGTGATGCTGCCTCTACGATCGCCACGGCGCACGACCCGGACGAGATCTTGGAGCGGTTACCTGAGATTACCACGAAGTACGCACCGCCACCCGAGGATCGGGTACGCGACCATGCGAAGGTGATCGAGGAGATACTCGAGGAGATGGAGGGCAAGGTATCAGCCACGCGACTCGACACAGGCATCCACAGCCTTGACGCCAGGGTTGACGGTGTAGCACCGACGGACCTTGTAACGGTTGGGGCGAGGACCAGTAACGGCAAGAGTGTATTCCTTGGCCAGTGTGCTATTCGCGCAGCCGACCGNGAGGACGGAACGGTCTTGTTCTTCTCGCTGGAGATGGGTGCGAAGGAACTNACGAAGCGATGGGCNTCGGTTCTTTCTCGGCAGCAGTTCAAGGGCGGCGACCGGACACAGTTTCTCGTTGGGATGTCACGAGTGGCTCACCTGATGCAGAACAACTGCGTCGAGGTATTTACCGGCTCTAAGACGGTAGAGTCGATTACGGCCACCGCGGTAAGGTACGCGGCAACGTGTAAGGTCCGGCTGATCGTTGTTGACTACGTCCAGGCCGTCACGCCGTCCGGTCCGAAGTCGGACGGAAGGGAGCAGCAGGTTCGGCACATTGCTCAGTCGCTCAAGGCACTGGCGATGAAGTGTGGCGTTCCTGTCGTAACTGCGTCACAGTTGAACAAGTCTGGCGAGTCGTCACCGCAACTATCGTCGATACGCGAGAGTGAGGCGATCACGTTCTACTCGAACTTGGTTCTCCTGCTCGAGCCCGAGTCCCAAGACGGTGCGCACACCAACGTGAACATCAACATTGCCAAGTATCGTGATGGCGCGAAGGGTGTTGTTGTGTGCAAGTGGGACCGACCGATATTTACCATGCGCGACCTTGATGCGTACGACATGGCCAACTACGACCGTTCGTTTGATTAAACTTCCTTACAACGGAGAGCCCAAGCATGACCACCCAAGACACCGACCGCATTGAGCACGAGATGAAGGCACGCAAAGAATGTTCCTGGGCACCGGGCCTCTACAGGACGCGATGCCGTAGGCAGGCTAGCGTCATAATCGACGTTGCCGACGGTTCTCCATTCCCACTGAAAGGATGCCAGTACCTACCGTCAGCCAGCCCACCCATTGCGACCTGCACATGGAACAGGCTTGGCCTGTACTTCTCAGATCAATCTGACTGTCTAACCAACCCGTCCGACTTAATGCCTCCAGGGTTCACGCCATGCGGCGAAGCAGAGAGTTCGGCGAGCAAGACCCCTGAAGCAGAACGCTTCGATCGCGAGCTAACCGCACGATCCGATCGCGACTGGAAGCCAGGGCTCTATGAACTGCGAAACGGTCGACCGGCTTGTGTTCTGAAAGTTGATTACTCCGACCGGCGTTACCCGCTTAAAGGATCTTTCGTGTCGCTCAGCCAACACGATCGCATCCTCGTTCAGCATTGGAATAACCTTGGGCTATATAACCCACGCGAGCCTAATGATCTCACCCATCCACTCGACCTGATGCTTACCGACTCAGAGCCATACGTTCCGACTCTATCTTCCGACGAATACCCAAAGGTCGTTATTCATTCGCAACTAAGACCCACTATCGTAATCTCCGGCCGCGAGGAATGTATATCGCCGACATGCTTCGCCAGTCACCAAGACTTAGGCGTTCTGACAATGCACCTGGCGCTAACACGAGCGTGCGCCGAGTGGGAACTCGTTCGCACCGGCGCCATTGCGAAAATTTACCATGATAGCGGTTTGTTTTTTGAGCGCGCTGACGACGGAACGATTCCGCTACGCCCACTGGGCGGGGCCCTCATTGGGCGATATCCGACTGTCGAGAACTTGATTGATGTGATACGGCCGTTCCCGGAGAAGTCCGACTATCCAAATTATCGCGTCGATCTATTCCGCACACCTGAAGAACTCGACGAGTTCTGCCGTACGCACTTCGACCAGCAAGCAACTACCTAACCGGCCATCGTCGCTCGTCGTGACGATGGCACCCCCGCACCGCGCTCGGTGTTTTACCGTGCCGGGTTCGGGGCGGGGCTTTTGAATCACAGGAGACCCAATCATGACAACAGGCAACAGTTTCGGCGTTGGCACGCACCGTACCCGTGACGGGTCTAAGGCGGTGGTGGGATACCTGGACGACGATGATGTCCCCACGACCTACCCATTGGGCGGGTACGTTGTACGCAACGGTCAAAAGTGTTGCGTACATTGGACGGCTGACGGGTTTGCAGTTCACTTAAGCGCGGAGTCCATTAACGACCTAGTCTCGTGCAGTAAACCAGACGAAGGAGCCTCAACT